GTCTTGTAGCTCGCCACCTGCAGGCAGTGGATCAGCATCCCCGACTGCCCGTCCTTGATGATCTGGTAGCCCGAGACGTGGATGTGGCCGGCGGTCAGCAGGTCATAGCGGGTGCCGAGCTGCGCCGCCTTGGCGATGGCGTGACAGGTGTTCCACTGGCTGTTGCCCTTGAACGAGTGGCGCATGTTCACCGTGAACGGGCGCCCGCCGGTGTCGGGGGTGTGGATCGAGGCCACGATGTCCCACGGCTCGTAGACCGTGTGGTTGTGGCGGCTGATCCACTTCAGCGGGTCGCCCGCCCCCGACCAGCAGTCATGGTTGCCGGCGACGATCCACAGCATCTTGTCCTTGAACCCGTCAAAGAACCACTCAGCGAGCTCCCACGCCTCCTGCGCGGTGGTCGACTGCTCGCCGTAGAGGCGCGCGAGCTTGCCCACCCAGTTGTTGGTCACGTCGCCGACGCAGGCGGCGTAGGCCCCGTCGCAGCTGTTGATGAGGTCCATGTGCTGCTCCAGCAGCGCCAGATCGGTGCCATCGTCGTCGACGTGCGGGTCGCCGATGACGAGGAGGCCGACGGGCCCGCGGACCGGGACGTGCAGCTTCAGGCGCCCGTGCGTCTCGGCGCCGCTATCGCGCCGCGCGAACCGCGCCTTGCGCTGTTCCACGAGGAGCTGCCGCGACTCTGCCGGGGTCTGGCGCTGGGCTGGCGACTCGACCACCACCTCAGTCGGCAGGCCGTGGCGCCTGAGCAGCTGGCGCAACGGCGTCCAGTGGCTGTACCCGAGCTGGGCGGCGGCCTGCACGCGCGTGGCCCCCTGCTGGACCAGCTGGCGGAACTCTTCGTACGTTTCGTAGGCGTCGCGGGCCATGTTGTGTCCTTACTCCGGGAGGACCAAAGTGACGCCGCGCTCGCGCTCGGCGAAGTATCGCTTCAGCGCCTCGCGGTCATGGGTCTTCACGAACATACGCTCACTCGGGATGAAGCGGTACCCGGTCTTATCGTCGCCGCTCCACCGCCCGCCTTCGAACGGCCAGCCCCACGGGCTCTCGACGCCGTGGTAGATAGATTGATCGCTGAACGTCGGATGGTTGGGCTTCTTGAACTTGTCGGTGAAGTGCCCGTTACCGCCTTGCTTGGCGCCGGCGAGCCACGCGCCGCGCATGTCGTAGTCGTTGAGGTCATTGAGTCGGTTGTTCTTGACCGCCCACTGCAGGAACGCGCCCTCCTGCTCCGGGTCGAGGTGCGTGTTGTAGTTGTCCTTGAAGTAGGCATCCCGGCTGCTGTAGGCATCCGGCGTCTGCGACTTGTCCTTCATCGGCACGACCGCCTCGGCGGCGTCAGCCAGTCCGGTGCTGATCCGCTCGCCGGTCGCTTTGTCGATGAACGTGCCCAGCTCGTAGCCGTTGTCGAACGCCTCCTTGCCAGCGAGGGCTGCGCCCACAACGGCGCCTGCCGGGCTGGCGGCCAGGGCGCCGGCCGCGACGTTCGCCGCAGCGCGCGCGCCTTTGCGCCGCAGCGCCCGCTCGATCTGCTGCCGCGCAGTGCGCTCGCCCCAGCGAGGGTCGATGTCTGTCATGTGGACTCCTATGCGCTCATCGCGCTTCTGCGGGTGGTTCGTCCGAGCCCCGCGACCTTGTCGCGCCAGCTCTTCTTCTGCGGCTCGGGTGCAGCGCGCGTCGTGGTCATGCTGTCGAGCATCAGGCCGAGGTGCGCCAGCGCGTCGACCTGGTCGTCGTGGTCCCCGGAGGGGAAGCGCAGCAACTCGCGCTCCAGGTCAGCCGCCCACGGCGCCGCGCGGGGGATGTAGACCTTTCCCTGCTGCATGCGGCCCTGTATCGAGCGGGCGCGGGACTCCTTGTCGCGCCGGCCGACCTGCAGCGGCTCGACGACGAAGCCGTACTGGCGCAGCTCCGCGATGCGCTTGTTGAGGTACGGCCCGAGGGTCATCTGGATGTGGCCCTTCTCCAGCCCCACGACCTGCGCGCCGAAGCGCTTCTGCTGGTTGAGCAGTCGCTCGACGATCTCCATCGCGTCGAAGCGCCCGTGCTGGCGGTCGAGGACGTAGAGGTCATCCGTGCGGCTGAGCCCGGCGGCGATGCCGCAGGTGTAGTCGTTGCGCTCCTTCTGCCCGATGGCCAAGTCCCACGCCGCGTAGACCCGCAGCGTCGCGAGGTCCGGCAGCTGGTCGGGGTCATAGAAGCGGATCATGTCGCGGGTGAAGTACGAGCCCTCGTCCGGCACCGGGTTCTGCTGGTAGAGCGCCTCCCACTGGCGCGGTGTCATGTTGCGCTTGATGTTCTGCAGCAGCTCGATAGGGTAGCGGCTCGGGTGCAGCGCCTCGCCGGCGCGGCGGTACGGCTCGTCGGCCTCGGCGATGGCCGGGAAGTGGACGACGCGCCACGCCTCCCCCTCCCCTTTGGCCGCGCGGGTCTGCAGCCAGCCCGCGAGGTCGTCGTCGTGCCAGCGCTGCATGATGATCAGCACGCCGCCGCCCGGCGCGAGACGGGTGTACGCCTCGGTCTGATACCACTCCTTGATCGCCTCGCGCGCGCTCGCGCTCTCGGCGTCATCCGCCCCCGAGACCGGGTCGTCGATCAGGAGGATGGAGCAGCCCTTACCGACGACGGCCGAGCCCACGCCCACGGCGTTGTAGCCCCCGCCGGCGGTCGTGCGCCAACTCTCGGCGCTCTGCTCGTCGGGCACCAGCTGGCAGTCGGGGAAGAGCGGCCCGAAGGCCGGGTCGCGCACGATGGCGCGGGCCTTGCGGCTGAACCCGAGACTCAGGCTGGTCGTGTGGCTCGCGCCGATGACCTCCAGCTTCGGGTTCCGCCCGAGGAACCACGGCGGGAACATCACCGACACCAGCTGGCTTTTGCCGTGCCGCGGCGGCACCTGCAGGATCAGCCGCGGGCTCTTGCGCTCCAGCACGTCGCGCTCGAAGCGCTCCAGCTCCTCGCAGATGACCTTGTGCAGCCACCCGGCGTCGTAGTCGGGGTTGAAGCGCTCGACGAACGGCAGCAGCCGCCGGCGGGCGAGGATCCGCCGCGCCAGCTCGGCCTCGGTCAGCTCGTCGAGCGGTGGGGCGAGCGCCGCGGGCGACTCGACGACGGGCGGGGGCGGGGGCTCGACCGGCAGGGCGCCGGTCTTCTTGCGCCGCGAGCGCTTCGCCTCCGGCGTCTCGGCGACCACGCGGGTTTCGAGGTCGCGCTCGGTCGGCCCGTCGGTGCGCGCGGCCTTGATCTGCGCGGCCAGATCCTCGCGCTCGGCCACGAGCTGGTTGGCCTTGGCGATGCGCTCGCGCTGGCGCTGCTTGATCAGGTCGAGGACGGGCTTGTCGGTGCCGCTCACTCAGCCAGCTCCCCTTCGATGGGGGGCAGCTCATGCGCATCGGGGGTCAGCGAGCCCGCGCGCAGCTTCGCGCGGCGCAGCAGCTCCTCGTCGGACAGCCCTTCGAGCTGCTCGATGCGGTTCACCACGATGTTGACCTCCTGCGCGGACTTCTCCGGTGCGTAGACCCCGTAGAGCTTGCCCAGCTCGCGCCCGGCGGCGATTTCCTCCGTGGCTGTGGCGGCCTTCTTGTGCGCTTCGAGGAAGATCTGCCCGACGAAATCGCGGGTGACGATCTCGCCTAGCGAGTCCATCTGGCGCATCTTGAGCGCCGTGATGGTCTCGGCGATGGCTTCGGTGCCGAGCAGCTTGTTGGCGATGGTGCTGCGCGGGTAGCCCGCGGCGAGCGCGGCCTCGCCGGGCGGCAGACCCTGGGCGTAGAGCGCGACGAAGCGCTTCTCCTGCGCCGTGAGGAAGCGACCGCGCGGCGTGCGCGTGGTGATGGCGACGGCGGTTTCGGGGTCGATGTCGGCGGCCATCAGCAGCCCGTGCAGTGGTCGGTGTGCGGGGCGTTCGAGCGCCCGCAGTTGAGGCACAGCCAGCTCCTGCGCGCGGGCGTGCGGCGCTTGCGTAGGCGGGCCGGCGGCTTCGGCAGCGGGTTCGTGGCCGGGCAGTACACCGACGGGCGCTCGTGGTGCGCCTTGCAGGTGTTGCAGAACGGGGGCTTCACGCCGAGGGGTACTCGCACTGCTATTAGTGCCGGTGATGATACCACGAAAAAAATTTCGCGAAAAAATTTGACGAATGTTCGATGTAGGAGGGCGGGAGTCCTTTTTGTGGAGTCCCGCGAAGTTGCGTGCCACTCGACCGAAGCTGCTCGCAGTCGGCAAGTGCTCGGCTTCGTAGGGGCCCCCTTTCGAGTTCATGTGCTGCGTAAAAGCCCGGCTGCGGTGAAGGGCAGGGTGTTCCTGCTCATGTACCCACAGGAGGGTGCCATGTTCATCGCAGTCGCCAACGTCAATGGTGAGATCCGCAAGTCCCAGCCCGTGGAGCACGTAGCTGATGCCCGTGCTCTGGCCCAGCGCATGTTCGCGTGGGCGCAGGCCCGTGGTGTGCAGCTCCGCTCCGTGAAGGTGGAGCGCGTCGAGGCCGTGGCTCCCACGCCCCCGGCCCCGCCCGCCCCGACCACGCCGAAGCGCGGCCGCAAGGCAGCAAGGGGTGCAGCATGATCCCCGGCTGCCGCCCCTCGCTGGAGGCCGCGTTCTTCGCGGTCGTCACGTTCGTCATCGTGATGCGCTTCCTGCAGGTGACGGCATGACCGCCCTGCTGCACGCGCTGCACGAGCTGGAGGTGGCCACACGCTGCCTCCAGCGCGCCGACCAGGAGCAGAATCTCCCGGCCTACTACTACTACCGCGACCGGGTCGAGGAGCTGGCCCGCGAGGTAGTCAACGCGACCCTCGCCCTGTGACCCAGGGCGGGGGCTTTCCCGTTCCCCGGCCCCATGACGGTGAGGCTGCTGCCGACAGCCAGCCTACAGCCAGTGGTCGATGGTCACATGTTCTCCGGCGTCAGGGCGCGAGGCCGCTGTGCTGCGCGTCAGACCCAACCGTGCCGTGCGCACCCGATTTTTTAAGAGCCTGGCTTCCTTGAGGTGAGGGATTGGCTCTCACCCGTCAGAGGAGAAGCCACATGGCTCTGTTCAACCACCAGTGGGGCTACCCGGTCTGGGTAGACGAGGACGAACTGATGGACGGCGTAGAGGCGATTGACCTCCACGACCGGGAATCGTGGGACGTCGCCGAGGACGGCGATCTGCCCATCGGCCGAGATCCGCTTGAGATCCTGCTCGCCATCGAAGCACTGACCGAGTGACCCCCCGCCAGCACACCGCGCTGACTAGCCCGTGCAACGCGGGCGACGTCGACCTCGCTTCAACCTTCATTGATCGCACAATGTCCGAGGAGGACACCATGAGCAAGACCAACGCAGCACAGATCGTAATCGACGGCTACAACGCCCTGCACGCAGCAGCACCCGGCAGCGACGCCGGCCAGCGCTTCATGCGCGACGTGAGCAGCTGGGCCGTGTTCTCGCTGCTGGCACGCCTGTGCCGGCCCGAGAAGCCCTCGCCCGAGAGCGAGCGCGACCTGATGGGCCTCGCGTCCATCGCCGGCCTCTTCGCCCGCGCCGCCGGCCGTGA